CTGGAAGCAATCGAGTCGATGTTACAATCAATCCCCCAACAATTCAAGATGAGGGCGTGATAATTGCGGCTCGGCCTACCCTAAACTTTATCGGGACAAATGTGAGTGCTACCGATAATCCTGGAAGCAATCGAGTCGATGTTACAATCAATCCCCCAACAATTCAAGATGAGGGCGTGATAATTGCGGCTCGGCCTACCCTAAACTTTATCGGGCCAAATGTGAGTGCTACCGATAATCCTGGAAGCAATCGAGTAGATGTTACCCTAAATAAAGAAGATCGTATTTTTGGGGAAATCGAACAGCCTACTGTAAAAGAATACACTCTTGAGTATTTTGTCTCACGGCCTTATGTGATTAAAAATTTAATTATTGGCACTAGCTCAGGCACAGCGTCGGTATCAATTCAGATTAATGGCGTTAATGTTTCGGGATTAGCCAATCTAGCTGTTAGCTCTACTCGGTTAGGGGCGGCGGCGGGAAACAATCTAGTTGTTTTAGGCAATACAATAAGTTTACTAGTATTATCTGTGAATAATGCTACTAACCTTAAATTTAATTTAATTTACGATTATGCCTAAATGGTTGCACTGGCCAGATACAATGAATTTATTTAATCCCGACGGCACGTTTATCTATTGCGCTTTTTCCAGCGCTCAATTATCAACCTTTAGACCAGTCGATACCGTTAACGGCACTTTTGTTTATTGCGCTTTTGACCTTACCAATTCAGGATTTAACAGAACACCATGAATCTACCTTTAATCAACAATGACAACGCGGGTAACTCTTACCTTGGAGGCAGAGCATCGAATTTGGTTTATGCTCCTAATTCCGCAGGAGTTACCACTCAGCAGTTTACTGACTGGATTAATGGCTTTTTTGGACAAGCCTGCGCTATTCGTTTAAGTGCTGATAATATTAATTTGATCTTACCAATTTCTTTTGAAAGTTTATCTTTGCCAGTATCTACTAGCAAAGCCAGATTCCAAAACAATGGGAACACTATATGCTCTGCAAATACTAATAGCGATCTTGATGTTGTTAATAGAGTTAATAATAGTACTAGCTCTTTTTCATTCTTTGATCCATTAGCCGAAAGAGTGACTTATGCTATTTTGAATAATAGAAGCTTAAATGTTTTTCAAATAAGGAGAATAGGCGCAAATTTAGATAATAGTAGTTATCGTTTTTTAAGCATCGGCTGGCTTAGTAATCCTCTTTACTTTGGAAATGCTTTTCCTCGAAGTATTTATTCTTTACGCCTTTTTTCTAATCTTAGTGGAAATAACGCTTTTAGGGTTTCAATAGAAAATACTAATGTGCTGCAAGGGTTTGAAGTTCCCACAGATTTGTCCCCAAATTCAATTGTCAACTATCCTGTAAATTGTCAAATAGTCACCCCAGGAGCCAACAGCACAGAATTTTATTTGAGAGATAATGTCGATCCCAATAAAGCTATAGGATATGTGCCGAATGTTTTAAAAACTTCTCTTAATATTCCTGTCGGAAACATTTATCGAAATACCCAACCTGATCCCGACGGTTCTAATCAGATTGACTGGATGTGCGTTGGTTTAATTGGATCTGAAAGACTGTTAATGCGCGCCTGGACGCAAGGATTAACCTCCTAATCAAGTGATCTATCAAATCCTGAATTAGCCAAATCAAAAAGGCAATAAATAAACTCCCCATCTATTGTATCCACAGGGCGAAAACCGCTTACATTAAATTGACAGTAAATACCATCAGGGACAAAAGGATCGGCATCAGGGACAAAAGGATCGGCATCAGGGACAAAAGGATCGGGATCAGGCTCAGGCTCAGAGGCTTCACCATAGCTAGGAGCAATTTTTATTAAATAAAAAGGACTATCAGTCTGCGCCAAATCAAATAAAATTGCGGCTTGCACCTGCATTGGTGTTACCTCTTGAGTTATTAATTGAAGTTCCTCAGTCGCCCTAAAGCTAACTCGAAAAGCGTCGATTACTACCGGCGTATTGTTTTCTACTGTATTTAATCCCGCAAACCGCAAAAAATATTCATTCTGCAATAATTGATTAAAAGGAATTATTTTTTCTGTATCATCAAAAGTATAAGAAGCCGCATAATCAGTATTAATTGTTGCCCCTCCAGTGGGGGTAAAGTAGATCATGCCAGCTTTTAAATCTACGGTATAATCCGTGTTTTTAACTAAGATTCCTAAACTTGTAAAACTGGTTAAATTAATATTTGCTAATGGAACCCACGACCCTTTAACGCTTGGGCATCGCACGGTTTCGTTAGTAACTGTTGTTTCGACAATCTCACTAGCAATGCCGGTGGTAAGCAAAGCTAAATTATCTAAATCCCACGATTCCATTGTGATTTGAGCCATCACTTCTTTTGTTCGCGGTAGCTCTAAATCTTTATTCCTTTGCCCTGTCGTGCTTTCCTTGTGAGTAATGTAATCTATATTGTGCATTATTCGCAGTTCTGGACAATTGCCTAAATAGCGAAGCCCATTCGTGACCATTCCGGCACAGCTTCGCACGCCAGCATAAACTTTGCCTTGCCCAATATAATACCGATTTTTATCATTCATCAGAATACACTAATTAAATTATCTTGATCATAATTTATACAAAGGGACACCTGAAAGATTAAAAATTACTTTTTCCGCTTCCATGGCATCAAATCTAAAAGCGATCGCATCTTCGCCAAACCTAACATTTATTTGGCTTTCAGTTCCCCAATCAAAATATTTAAAACCAACGGCTTTTCCCCGGCACACCCGAAATAGACTAATTAAATAGTCTAAATCAGATTTGATCAGGGTTCGCGCTCCCACCTCCCAACTTCCCCGACTGGTAGCCCATTCGCTGATTCTTTGCTCCTGTCCCGATACTGATTGATTGATTTTAGTAGCAAACTCAATGCCGCCAATTGTGCCGTAATCGTATCCCAAATTAATTACATGATCAAGAGATTGGGGTATCTGATCAAGAGATAGAGCAAGCAGTGGATTGATTCGTATTTCGGTTAAACTTAAATTTTCTAAACTAAAAAGCTTAAGGTTTGATTCTGGCTCGCAAGCCTCAAAAGCTTCAAATCTCAAATTGATTTTATCAGTAGCAAATCGCACGGGTACATCAAATTCCCCTGATACTTGGATTGGCTCTGTCTGGACTTGATCAAAGGTAATTATGCCAGTGTTAAAATTTACAGTCCATCCCGTCGTCACTGGGGAATTCCCCACCGAAACCAGAATCGATCCGGGTACAATTTTGACCAAAGGCCGCTTGACCGTGAATCCTGCCACAAAATAAGCTTTAAATAACTGGGCTTGCTTATTAGTATTTAGAGTAATTATCGTGCTAAATTGATAATCACTCCAATCTTTAAATCGAAAGCCTTGATAAGCACCTTTACGCGCCTGATAGAAAGCAATAAGTTGATCTAGCTGATCGTTAATTTCTGATCTTTCTCCAATATTAAATTGAAGCAATGGCTGATACCATTGTGTCGTTCTTTGTTCTGTGCCGTTTTTAGATTCAATAATAGAGGTTTTGGTGGTAATCGTCGCCACCGTGCCGTAGTCGTATCCTAAGTCTAATCTTTCTTCACTAAAACTCATGGCAGATAAACCCACCGGCAAACATTGCCCTAAATGCTACGGAACTAGATTTTATGCACTTACTTACACTCACGCTTTTAATTTACAGTTTTACTGTCAAGATTGCGAAAACACATTTGTTTGGTATAAATCTTTTGATTTCAAAGCAAAGCCTTGAAATATTCTGTCTAACCAAACTTTATCCAAGTTATGCTCTACGCATCTGCCTATGGTAGAATAAGCATGAATTAAAGTTAGATTATTGTCAGCCACTCCAACTATCCCACAATGACGGGGGATTTTGCCAATTGTAAAAATTAAAATATCTCCTGGCTCCCAATCGTTTATCGGAATACATTCCGAGGTAAATTCTTTTATTAAATCCACTCCGTCAGCCCATCGGTCGTATTGGCCAATATCGTAATCAGATATACCCAATTCATGGGCTACGCAAATAATTAATCCACAGCAATCAATACCAATTCCTTTAAGCCTTCCCTGATGCTCGTAAGGGGTATCAATAAACTCCCTTGCTTTTTCAATAATTAAATTTTTATCCATCTTGATTTTCTCCAGAAATCATTGCATCTAATCCAGGTAATTTATTCTCCCCACCAAAATTGAGAATGTTATTAAATCCGTGGCAATTATCAAAACTTTTCTGACAATTAGGAATTACTAAAAAAGTATCGCCATTACTAGGATTTACAGGCAATGGCGCAGCCAAAAAAAAGGTATTGCCTAACTGCCTAATAATGGTAAATTCTACCCCCGAATTAGCCCCTAATAGCCAAGTGGCTTTAGAGCCTGTAAAACGATCGTTTTCTCCTCCCCAGCTAGTGTAAAAACTCAAATTATCTCGATTAGTAGTAACTGCAATATTAGTTTCAAAAGTAGAAATATTAACCCCACAACGCGCATCGCCAAACTCATACCGGCAAGTCTTAGAGGTCACATCTCCGATCCGCCCTTCTAAAAATTGAGTTAAACCCATCAATTCTGCCGTAAAATTATTATCAGTAAATTTTACCTTGCCCAAAATCCGCACAGGTAAAGCTAAAAATTTAGGCGGTGACTCAGTAAAACTTGTCGGCAAATCAAGATAATTTACCATGAAAAAACGTACTCTAGCATAATCAAAAAGCCCTAGCATTAAATCCGTGGCTTTTATGCCGTCTGTTGTCAGAAAAGAAGCAAACTCAATATTATTAGGCTCAAAACTTAGATCCGACTGGATCGCTGTTGGATCTAATCCCCCAAAAGATTTAAAGGTTATCCCTGCAAAAGTTAAATCTCGATCTAATTCCGTAAAGCCAAAAGATTGCCCATCCCTACGGGTAATTAGCAGACAGCGAGTAATTGATCGCACCTGCGAACCTAAAACTGATTGTAAAGAATTAGCTATAGTTTTCATAATTTACCTTGACGAATACTCGGAAAGCTGCCGTCCGATTTGCCGCTCACTGCGTTTAAACCCGCCTAGATTAGGAGTCGAGACGCTAACGTTATTGTTAATAATTGTCGTGTTTTGTTGGTTTTTTTGAGGATTAGCTGAGGTATTAAAATTTAAATCAGGCAATTTTTTGTTATTAACCGAATTCAAAAAATCATCCCCCCAATATTCTGCCGCATCAGCAGTGATCACAAACTCGCCATTAGATAATCGGGCTACCAGTTTATCAATACCAGGCGACCCAAAAACCCGCCCTCCCTTAGCAAAACCGGGTAAAGCTATCGTGCTAAAAGTAGCTCCCCCGCCAAAAATATCGGGGACACCCCCACCCCCCCCATTGAATAACCCACCAAAAGAAAAACCTCCACCCCCACCAAACAACCCACCGATCCAATTAAAAAGGCTGTTAGTGGCGATCGAAGCAAACATATTGGCAATATTATCCAGGAAAGAAGATAGTAAATCGAGTAGAGCGTCGCCCACGGATTTTTGTCCAGTTAGCACGTCTTGGAAAAACTGCCCAAAAGCATACCGGGCCACGTCGGTAACTGTTTGTCCCAGATTTTCAAATCCCGTAGCCAATTTTTCTACTCCCACCGTTCCGGTTTCGGCGAACACAGCCACCATGTCATCTAACCGCTCCATGGCTAACCGAGCATTTTCAGCCATTTCAATTATGCGATCAGGGTATGTTACTGGGGCATCAACCCCAACAGTGGAACTACCAAAAGAAAACCCCTCAAATTCAGTCGGTGGTGTGATTTCACCAAAGCTGGGCAGCGTTGCTGTAGTAAATCTTTCTATTCCTAATTTTAAAGCTTCCGTAGCGGCTTCTATCGCCTCTTGATTTTTAGTCAAAGTTGCCAAGAAAAGGTCAAGATTTACTGGGGGAATACCAGCCCCCACAGTCGAACTACCAAATCGCATTCCCATAAACTCAGTCGGCGGGGTAATCTCACCAAATAGGTTTTGGGGTAAAGCAATTTTAGAAACGTTGCCTCCTATTAATTGTGTTAATTTTGCAACCTCTCTCGCCAATTGGTCAACGCTTTGCGCTCTATTTTTTCCCTCCTCAAAATTTCTAATCTGATTATTCGGAATATTATTAGTTAAACGATTTAATTGCACATCTAAAACGCGACTTTGCAAAACTCTTTGACCGCCTGGCCCGAACAAACCCTCCCAGTTAGCGATTGGCATCGCTTTTTGTAGGTAAGCCAAGAACTGCTGCGGAGTCGAAATCTGACCACCAGCAATTAAATTTTCTAATTCCTTGATATTTAATCTACCTTGCCCTGTGGGCAAAGTAGATTGTCCAGTAAGCATTTTTGCCAAAAGATCAAGATAATTAACTGGATTGTCAATATTTTTAAAATAGCGAGTATTGAATTGAGCAAACCCCTGCATAGCGTTACCAGTGCCACCTCTGCCCCTAAAAAGATTTATATTAGAAGTTTCTTTAAGCCATGGAGACCCAACTTCCCCCGCCGCAATTGCAAGTGCCACAGCCCGTGCCGTGGGATTATTCGCAAAAAGAGGATTACTGTTTAGAAAATTCTCTAGATCCGATAAGCGCTCAAATCCTTTTGCATACCCAGAGGTAGTTGAGCTAGGAGATGGTGGCGGAGGAGTTTGCCCTGAGCTTTGTCGAGGGGTAGAAGCGCCTGTTGACGGTGGTGGTGGGAGTGACGCACCCGATCTACTGCGTGGGGGAACAGGGACGGGTAAAGGCTTTAAGGAAGCTCCCCTCGTCAATGGTCCATAATCGGGATTCAACAATTTTAGTTCTTTTTCTAAAATTTGCCGCAAAACTGTTTGCACTTCTTCGGTGTACGGATTAAGCCTTGCTCCAATTCCGAGTTTGTCGATCTCATCCTCCGCTCGATTTCTTGCTTTAGAGGCTTGTTCTGGAGTTGCGCCTGCTGCTATAAGTTCGTTATAAATATCAAGAGTATTAATTTTTTTTGAATCGTTTATGCGATTCAATTCTTGCCCAATAACTCGAATAGTATCCCCAATCGCTTGATACCCCTTGAGAACAAAGCCCAATACATTTAACAACTCTTTGGTAATATTCAGCAAAGTCCCCATTGACTTTACCGCATCCTCGATCGCAGTTGGATTAGCTTTTAAATAATCAAGAATTTGCTTGGCCGTCGCTGAAACTGAATTAAATACCAGCAGCATCCCCTCTTGTAATTGCCTGCGAATTTCTTCAATTATTTGAGGATTGGCTTTTAAATAATCCGATAGTTCTTTAGCTCGATCGCCAATTGCTTTATATAAATCCTCTTGTTGGGCAAGGGGAGCAATGATCCCAGTGGCTGATTCAATTAGTGCCTGTTGAGCCGGCATGATAGCGTTAAACAGCTTTACATAAACTGCCTGTAAAGCATCCGTTAGGTTTGATAATTTGCCCTCAGTAGTTTTAGCCCGTTCATTCATCCCTCCCATGACTCCATCCATTTTAGATAGAGATAGTAGGGTATCCAATATTGATTTTTCCGTTGCCTGTACGGTTTTGGTTATTCCCCGAAAGGTAAAACTAACCTGATCCCCTGATTTAGCCGCCTTAATCCCAAATTCTTTTAGGCGTTCATTTTCCCCAGTCATTGCGTCCAGAATCGCCTCTACATACTGCTGCAGTGGCTTTTGTTGGCTTGCAGCCATATCGCCAATTGCTTGCAATTGTTCCTCTGTAGGCTTCATTCCTCGATTAGCTAAGGAAACATAAGCCGCCGTCACTTGCTCCAGTTCGTAGGGCGTGGTTTGGGCAAATTTGGCGATTTTAGCGTAGGCAGCCTCCGCCGCAGCCGCACTCCCTTCAATCGTTTTTAATTGAGCCTTAAGATTTTCGGTCTGAATCCCCGCTCTTTGGATGTTTGCCGATAATCCCCCAAAAAAAGCCGTTATTGAACCAGTTATCGAATTAAAAGCCCCTGTAACCGTATTAGCGGCAAGATTCCCCACAAAAGATGAGAAAGCCAATTTAGCACCGCTAATCAACTCGGTGACACGCCCCCAACGATTGGAACTGTCCTTAAGCTGGGCGTTTAACTGCTCTAGTCGCCGGTCCAACTGCTTTTGAGCATCGGCAATATCCCGAGCGCTGGCTACCCCGCTATTTTTAATCGCCTCAAATGCCGAAACTGCCTGCTCTTTAAGCGATTTGATATCCGCCTCGCTTTGCACCCCCAATTCTCGATAGGCATTCTTGACTAAATTAGCCGTCTGTTTGGCGGCTAAAGCCTTCTTCTTTTCCGCTTCGGCAAAAGCGTCTGCATCCCCAACTTTTAGAGCCTCTTGAGAGGCTTTAATCGCTTCCTCTACCGTATCCTGTGCCTTTAATAATGCCTCATCAAAAGCGAAGGAAACCTTCTGCAAAGCGCCCGTTACCGCCGCCAATCCCTCAGAAGTGTACTTAATCCCTAAAGTGCGAGTTGCCATTATCAGTTATCAATTATCAGTAGATAAATCTTTAATCGCTTTTTTGATATTTTGATTGTCACTCCTAAAACTTAAAGCCCCATCGACAATATTAGCTTTTCTTTCCTCAGCTTCCAGATAATTAGCCGCATCCAAAAATAATTTTATCTGGGCTTTGCTGTATTCTCCAATGTCCGAGAGTCGGTGTCCGGCGCAAAGGAGTCTGGTGATTTGGATAGCCCACCCTTCGGTGCTAGTCTTGCCGCTATTTTTTCGGCTCCCTCGGTCAGTTTCTGAATAAAAAAATCGGAATTTATCTCAAAAACCGCAATAAACAAATCCATCGCTTTATCACCTTCTAGCTCGCCAATTTCTTCTAGGCTTAATCCAGTAGCTAAATTAGCCAATTTAGCCAAATCATCTAAAGCATCTTCCCCTCGATCAAGCATTGTCATGATTACGGCGGTCGAATCTTTGAGGGTGCTAAATATTTCGATATATTTCTTAGCAATACCTAAAACCGATCGAAAATCTTTAAACTTAAAAGGTTTGACAGTAATCCCATTGATTTCTATGGCAGGAAATAATACTTGCAATTCTTGATCTGGTGACATATTTAACCTCTTAGTCTTGGTGATTGTCGAAATTGTGTTTTAGGTAATTGTCGGGATCGTGTTTCATGAGAAAAACTTCTTTTGATAGCTTTGATTTATCATTAATAAAATCTACCAATCTATCAATTGTATAAACAAGAAATCTTTGCCTTTTGACTATATCTTCTAAATCTTTTTTAGAGGCAAAGTTTCTTGTTGTCTGTTGGATTTCTTCTAGTTTATTTTTAACAAATTTAAATTCCTGCTTAATCTCCTGAACACTCATGTGCAACTGCGCTAAAACAGCAATCAAGGTCGCAATAATAAACCAGTTTGCTTCTAAAAATTCGCCCAAATTAAACTCTTTTTTAACAGGTGAACTGACATAAACAGGAGTATGCGAATTGGCAGGCAAATTAGGCAAGGTGGTAACAACTGAAATAGATAAAAGCAAGCTAATCATACCACGCCCCCTTCTAGTAATTTTAGGACTTCATCAGCCATTCCCGCACTCAATTTTTCCGCCGTTTCAAAAAAGGATATTTTTTTAGGAACGGTGACAGCTTTTTGGATTTTGTAAATTGGCACATTTTGCCCATTTATCTCTACAGCAATAATCGTTCCCGTAGCGACAGGGAAAAGCCGCACACGACCCTTGATTTGCTCCCAAACCTTAGACCAAGAATTACCTTTAGTTATTCGCTTAAAACCCGCCGCCGCACCCGTGTTAAGCAGAATAATCAAGGTGGGATTTCCCGTGATATTTTTGCCCTCTTCAAAAGCATCCATAAAAGGCACCCCTAGCCGAACAAAACTGGCCAAAGGAAGCGAGCCAGAGGGCGGCAAATCGTAAACCTTAACGGCTTTTTGAAAGCCTCCCGTCCCCGTCGGTCCGCGCTTGAATTTTCGTAATTGCCCGCGAATTTCTCTTTGTAATGCTCTGGCAGTTGCCCGCAAAACCGCACGATCAGCCGCTTTCAAATCTTTGATTTGAGAGCTAAAAAATTCTCGCGTTGCCCGTCGCCGATCTGCATCATTAAACACAAGGCACCACCTCAGATTGACGAACTCGGTAAAAAGGTCCATCGGCCTGAGCCGAATCAAATAAAACTGCGGCTTGCACCTGCATTGGTGTCACCTCTTGAGTTATTAATTGCAGCTCTTCGGTCGCTCGAAACTTGACTCGAAAAGCGTCGATTACTACTGGCGTATTATTTTCTGCTGTATTTAATCCTGCAAACCGAAGCCAATACTCTTGTGGATTTTGATTTAAAGCAATTATTTTTTCGCTATTACCAAAAGTATAAGAAGCCGCATAATCAGTATTAATCGTCGCTGCTCCAGTGGGCGTAAAATAGATCATGCCAGCTTTTAAATCTACGGTATAATCCGTGTTCCTAACTAAGATTCCTAAACTTGTAAAACTGGTTAAATTAATATTTGCCAACGGAACCCACGAACCTTTAGCACTTGGACAACGCACGGTTTCGTTAGTAACTGTCGCCCCTGTAATTTTATTAGCCGTGCCAAAAAGAAGCAAAGCTAAATTATCTAAATCCCACGACTCCATTGTGATTTGCGCCATAACTTCTTTTGTTCGCGGTAGCTCTAAATCTTTATTCCTTTGCCCTGTCGTGCTTTCGTTGTGAGTAATGTAATCTATATTGTGCATTATTCGCAGTTCTGGGCAATTGCCTAGATACCGAAGCCCATTTGTTACGACTCCGGCACAGCTTCGCACGCCTGCGTAAACTTCGCCTTGCCCAATAAAATATCTGCTATCTACAGCCATTAGTATCACTGGGGAATTCCCCACGGAGAATTTTTTATATTTTACTTTCAAACCTTGCTAAACGAACCATCTTGGAAAACGATAGACAATATCAATCGTTACCCCCACTTTTATTGCTTTTCTGCCTTTTGTTTCTATGGATTTGAATCTTTCCTTGAGAACGGTATCGATCGCACACCCAGCCCAAGTGGGATCAATTGCAATCGCCCTTAAAATATCACTGGTCGCCCGACACCCTAGCTCAAGAACATTTTCGCCAAAAAGGATCGCATCTATTTCCACTGGCATCACAGCCTCGTGATAGTTATTTTTAAGCGCAAAAAACTCGTTATCAACATCACGGTAATTAAATCCTTCTTTGTTGTACTCAGAATCAATATCCTCAAAATAAGTAACTACTTCACCCAAATCGGTAGAATATCCGTTAGCGATAGTAATTCCTGCCAGTCTTTCGCCAATTTTTGTCAGTATCTCTAGAGTTTTCATTGCTGCTTTAAGATCAATAAAGTAAAAGCGCCGTCGCCCTGGGGTTGCACGCCTACTACTACATAATCAATACCGTTTACCTCAATTCCGTCTCCGTGGGAAACATTAATCAAATCACTAGATTTACCGAAAGCCGTAATAGATCGCCCTTCTGCCCCTAGTTCAAAAGCGGCAAAAGTATTATCAAAAATCACCTTTACCGCTACCCCATTAAGAGTAGCGGTAACGGCAAAATGATCAAGGTCAAGAAAAGTATCAAGATTCTCGTTCAGCATCGCTAATTGCTTCTTGAGGAGCAGGATCATCATCAAAAGAAGACACATCTTGAGGCCTATACACCTCAATGTTGGCCGCATGATGCAAAGCTAATTCCGTTGGCAGTTCTAAAGTGTCCCCCCCATTATATTGTTGATTTTCGTGGTAAATCGTTCGCCCATACTTAACTCTGTAGGTCGCCATCTTTTTTCTCCCTGCGATTATTAACTAATTCCACCTGATGAGCGATAAGCTCCAATTCGTTCGGAGTAACGTCAATTTCTTCCCCCGAGTTGTAAATTTTATCGCCCAATTTGACATTAAAAAACTCACGGACTTTAACTTTCATAGACTTAAGGTAAAGTAGTGATCATGTCGGTAATTGCGGCAAATGAAACCACCTGCCGGAAAGCAATGTCAATGGTTTGCATAATCCTAATTGCTACATCTCCCGAAGTAAAACCCGCACCGTAGGGATTGACCAATATTTCCACTGATCCCCATTCCCCAATTATTAGATCATTAAAATTGCCGAAGATTAAAGCCGAAAGGTTTGTC